GGAGAAAGGCGCAAAAGTAAAATTCTGATTCCGCAGCAGCGGGGAAAGGAAAAAAGATGACAAAATTATTGAGTGAGGTTCTGGATTTGCAGTTGTTCGGCGCGGGAGATGTTGTGCATGGTACACAGGCGTTCGTAAATGCCAATACGCCCGGAAACAGTACAGCATATACAGCATCCGGCAGCGAAAGCGGTTTGTCCGCAGAGATGAAGACATTTTATGACAAGACATTGATAGAGCTTTCCGGTCCAAGTCTTGTTTTTGATCAGTTCGGTCAGAAGCGTCCGATTCCGCAAAATGGAGGAAAAACCATTGAATTCCGCAAATTTTCCAGTCTTCCCAAGGCGCTGACTCCCATTACGGAGGGTGTTACACCTACAGGAAGCAAGCTGACGGTGGTTCCTGTGACCACAACGGTAGATCAGTATGGCGATTATGTGGAACTGACAGATATGATTGAACTGACCAGTGTGGATCCGATTGTAGTTGAGGCTACAAAGCAGCTGGCAGACCAGGCGGGCAGAACCATTGACACCGTTGTCCGCAATCAGATTATTGGCGGCACAAATGTGTATTACTGTCCGGAGGTAGGTACTGACGGAAAGGAAACCGAGGTAACCTCCAGATCGGATCTGAGCGAAAAAGCGAAGCTTCGGGTAAAGGATGTATTTAAAGCGGCAGCGATTTTGAAGGCAATGAATGCCCCGTCCATTGACGGTTCTTATGTAGCGGTGATTCATCCTTATGTTGCATATGATCTGATGCAGGATGCGGAAGGACAGTGGCTGGATATTCAGAAATATACAGATCCTGCAACTGTTTTGCAGGGCGAAATCGGCACACTGGGCGGTGTACGTTTTGTACAGACAACGGAGGCAAAGGTATATCATGACGGAAACCTCTGTACTGCTTCCAGAAATCTTACTGTAACTGCCTACAGTGCGTCTGCATCAGACGCAACCTGCACTGCCGGCGTTACTACTGCAAACAGAGTGACCGTATCCGATACAATCACAGCAGATCTTGTGGGACGGGAGATTTTCTACACTACTTCGACGAAAAAAGTGCAGGCAACCATTGTCGGCATAAATACCGCATCTAAATATATTTATCTGGATGAGCTGCTTGCCGATATTACCTTTGCGACCGGCGACAAGCTTTGCCCCGCTAACTGCGGCAAAGACGGCGCGGCGGTATTTGCTACTTTATTCCTGGGTGCCAACGCCTACGGAACCACAGATATTGGCGGCGGCGGTATCGAGCATATTGTGAAACAAAAAGGATACGGCAACGATCCGCTGAACCAGCGTTCTTCTGTAGGCTGGAAGGCGACCAAGGCTGCTGCAAGACTGGTGGAAGAATATATGCTGCGGGTTGAGTCCGGTTCTTCCTTTAACGGCAGTTCCATTGAAACAAACTAAATTAGAATTTTGAAAGATGAGGATGTAGTTATGGTGAAAGCTTTGAAAAGTACTTCTGGAATGGAAGAAGAAACACGAATCGTGTTTATCCCCCGTAAAAATAAAAATGATACGGAACGGTATGTAGCAGTCAATGGGGAAAATATGCTGATTCAGACAGGCAGAAATGTAGAGGTTCCCCTCCGCTATGCCGAGGTGATCGAAAATTCCCTTCGGCAGGATGCGGCAGCAGAAGCATTTATTGAGGCGTATGCCAACGGCTGACGTCCTCAATTTAAGGAATGGGCTATGGCGTTTTACGTCATAGCCCAAAAAAGAAAGAGGGGATTTGTATGACTGTGAATGAGGCAATTGCCCGGTGTGATGAGATGATGGGAGACAGCAGCGGCAGAGAGGCGAAGCTACGATGGCTGTCGGACGTAGAATCTATGGTGTATCAGGAAATTATCTGTACCCATGAGGGCGCGTATGAGCGAACGTCCTGGAACCCTTTTGGTGCGGATGACGGAGGACGGGAACTGCTTGCGCGGGATCCTTACGGAGAACTGTATGTTTTTTATTTGATGATGCGTTCCAACTTGCTGCTGCAGGATATGAATCAGTATAACAATGCGGCGGCATTATTTGCATCAGCGTATACTTCCTTTGCAGATTGGTATAACCGAAACCATATGCCCCTGTCTGTGGGCGATATTGTTTTATAATACGGGGTGCAATATGAAAGTACCAGGTTTGAGAGAGAACAAGCGCAGCAAAACAATGGTGTCCGCTTTTACGGGTCTTGACAGGCGTCCAAAACCCAGTGCCGGCGGATTCATTGATATGCAGAACATGACCGGAAAGCAATATCCGAAAATATCTGTACGGGACAGGCGGGGGCGGATGTCTCTGGTAAATGACAACATATATGGGCTGTCTTCTTTAGATCTCTGTTTGGACGATGTGATTCATCAGAATGCGCTGGTTGCAGTTCGGGAAAGTACAGTTCGAGCATTTTATTATAAAAATGACGGTGTTCTTCATTGGAAGGATATAGCGGGAAGCACGATTTTTGAATCATTCGGAACGAAAAAGACGGGTGTTGTATCTGGCGGATATGTATATTTCTTCCCAGATAAATTTTATGTAAATCTGATGGATCTGACGGATCTTGGAAAGCTGGAAAAAATAGCGACCTTGCAGACAGGTGCAGTAACTAGCGAGGCGGGCAACGGCTACTACGAGGTTGTTCTGGAACCGTGTGATATAGATGGAAATCCGGCAGAGGGCGAAACGTCGTATGTGCGGTTGATTCGTAAGCGGTATACCCTGCTTGGCGGCAGCAAAGGGAATTATGAGGGAAATATGGCATATGCCGGCGGATTTTCCGATATGGATACAGTGACAATTTCTGGATTTACCGATAAAAAATGGAATGGAGACTATACCTTACATAAAGTTGATCCGCTGAATCAGTTTATAGTATTATCTGGTTCTGGAAACGTTACACAGGCAAATGGAATTTCTGTAAAAATTGCTCGGCTTGTTCCGGAAATGGATTATGTGATTGCTGCAGGAAACCGTTTATGGGGTTGTCGGTACGGCGTAGATAAATACGGGAAGCCAATCAATGAAATCTATGCCAGCGCTTTGGGCGATCCAAAAAACTGGAATCGGTTTATGGGTGTTTCCACAGATTCCTGGCGGGCTTCCGTAGGTGCCTGCGGTGTGTTTACCGGTGCAGTGTGCTACGATGGGAAACCGATTTTTTTTAAGGAAGATGCAATTATTAAAATTTATGGGGACTACCCCGGAGAATTTACAATGACAGAGCATGCACTGCGAGGGATTGAAAATGGCAGTGCAAAAAGTGCGGTGGTTGTAAACGATGTATTATATTATAAGTCGGCAAACGGTGTTGTAAAATATGATGGGGGGATTCCGGTAAATATAGATACAGCATTGGGAAATGTTAGTTGGAAAAATGCTGTGGCCGGGGGTGTGGACAACCGGTATTTTATATCTATGGAAGATTCTGCGGGGCGGCGTAGTTTGCTTACATATGATACTGTGAAGAAGATGTGGTATAGGGAAGATGATATCCCAGTGATGGAGTTCTGTCGTTGCGGGCGTGAATTGTATATGCTTTGCGAAGGTGAAGAAAAAAGCGAGGTATACACAGCATGCGGTTCCTATAATGGGCTGAATTTAGTCAATCCGGGAGGTGCTGAAGACGTTATTTCCTGGTACTGCGAGACGGCTGAGTTGGAATATGAAACGCTGGATCATGTGTATGTAACGATGTTGCAATTGCGGTTGGAAATTCCCTTTGGAAGCCGTGTGCAGATTGATGTGGAATATGACAGCGACGGTGTCTGGCGCAGACAGCAAGTAATAAGCGGAAAAAAGAAAAGCGTGGTGCAGATCTCGCTGCGTCCGCGCAGGTGCGATCATTTCCGTATTCGGATTTCCGGAACCGGAGATGCTGCGATTTGTTCTATATTGAAAGTTGTGGAGAATTGCAGTGGCAAGGGATGGCAGACATAAATATTAAAAGTATGGAGTGAATCATGAAATTTCATATTGATCCGCCTCCTATTTCGGAGGAAACACAAGATAACACAGCACAACTGACTAGTTGGTTATACGGACTGGCTGATACGCTAAATGTTGTTTTAGCAAATTTAGGATATGATAATTTTAACAGAGATGTACGTGCGCAATTGGAAGAAAGGAGTAAACAATGACATATACGATTAAAAAAGGTGATACGCTGTCTTCCATAGCCAAAGAGCATAACACAACGGTAGATGCGTTGGCAAGCAGCAATAATATTAAAAATAAGAACCTAATTTATGCAGGTAACACATTACAGATTCCTGATGGCGGCGCCGGCGGAAATGAGGTTTCAGTAACGTCAGATGCGTGGTATTCGATATATGGAGGTCCCTCCGGAAATAGAGAGACGTATCACAGCAACGGATACAGGCAGAGCAACAGTGTGAAAGACGCGCAAACTGCAGTTGAAAATTGGGAGAAGGCAAAACCTGCACCATATGACAGTACATATAACAAACAATTGGACGCATTGATTTCCGCTGCTACAGGAAGGGAATTTTCCTATGATCCCTTACAAGATCCTCTATATAAGAGCTATAAGGATTCATATACACAGAGCGGCCGTCTTGCCATGTTGGACGCTATGGGGAAGGCTGCTTCTCTAACAGGAGGTATGGGAAACAGTTACGCCCAGTCTGTTGGACAGCAGGCATATGGAAACTATATGCAGGACTTGGCACAGGTAATTCCGAAATTGTATGAAGCTGCATACGGTCGTTATACCGCTGAAGGGGATCAGTTGCATGATCAGATTAAATTGTTGGCTTCGTTAGAAAATGATCAATGGGATCGATATAATGATATATTGGAAAATTATCTGAAGGAAGGCAAATTTCTTTTTGATAAGTATGAAACAATGTCTAATGCGGATTATGAAAAGTTTTTGGATTATATGGAGCTTCTTAGAGCTTCTGTATAACAAATGCAAACAGCGCAGTATTTATCTGCGCTGTTTTTTAATACGATATGCAAATGTCAGGTTTATGTGCTATACTATAGAAAAAATGATTGAGGTTATTATGCAGACAAATCGATTGTTTCAGATTATATATACTTTGCTGCGAGAGGGCACTGTCACTGCCAGAGAGCTTGCAAAACGATTTGAAGTATCACAGCGGACGATTTATCGGGATATTGACGCATTGTCTCTTGCCGGTGTGCCTGTGTATACCAATAAAGGCAAAGGCGGCGGAATTTCTTTGCTGCAAGATTTCGTATTGGACAAGTCTCTGCTCAGCGAGACGGAACAAAATGCGGTATTGACTGCTTTACAGGGATTTTTGCCGCTGCAATTTGGAGAGGAGGCTACAGTGCTTGAAAAACTCAGTGCTTTTTGGGGCAGAGACGCAGTTCCGTGGCTGAAAATAGATTTTTCGGACTGGGGTGATTCTAACAAAAATTTGTTTGAAATGCT